CAGCGCACCGTGCTCAAAGGCCGAGACGATCTTCGGCGCCTTGCTCCAGATGAAAGCGGCAGCATCGAGACTGTCCTTGCCCTTCGGGTAGATGCGGTTACGGATCGTGCGCGGCAGGCGGCGGCCAAGACCGGCGCTCTCGATCTGAGCGCGCCAAGCCTGTTTCAGATCGCCACCGGCGGTTTTCATGGCAGCGGTCACCGCGTGCTGTGCCGTCTTGATCTCTTGCTGCATCACCCCGACAAGATCGGGGCTCACATCCATTCCCAACTTCATGCCGGCACCAGCTCCAGTGTCCAGATCAGCCGCTCGCGGTCGCGCTTCGGCTCGCCCTGAATGGTGAAGGTGTCCGGGCCGATGATGATGGTGTCCCCCGGCTTCGGGGTTGGCATCTCGGAGACCCGCACATCCACAAGGGTGGTGTCCGAGAGAATTCGCGCCGCGCCAAACGTGGCCATCTCGTCCGGCGCCTTGCGGATCACCCGCACCGGCAGGGGCGTGCCGCCTTGCGGGGTCCAGGTAGCATCCGCCGCCATGTTTTGATCGGCGAAGATCGCGTCCATGGCGGCGGCGAAGGCGTTCATCAGTTCGAGCTGAACAGCCGCACGGCCAGCGCCGGGCGCTTGTTGACCGGCAGGATAGAGGCCTCGGTCAGCAGGTCGATCCCGTCGCCCCGCTCGCGCGGCAACTGGCGCGCGTAGAGCGGCAGACCGATGGTGTTGGCCGTCTCGATCAGATTGGCCGGCGCGCCGTAGGTGGTGAAGGTATCGAGCGTGCCCATCGGGAGGGCAATGCCTTCGCCCGCCGGAATCAGCCGCTCGGTGGTACCTCCGGAGAGCGTGACCGAGGCGTTGTATTCCTCGAACAGGATGCCTGCGAAGGGGAAGTTGCGCCGCACATCCTCGCGCAGCGGCTGCGCGCCCGTCGCCGAGTAGTACTGATAGGCCGTCTGCGTGGACGAATGCCCGATCAGACTGTCGAAGAATTCCGGCGACACCAGCGCGTGAACTGAGTTCATGGTCTCGCCCTTGAGCGCGAGCTCGATATCGCGCACGACCGTGCGCACCTTGCTCTGCACCTTGGTGCCGGTGGTGCCCAGCACGAAGTCCACCGAGGTCTGGGTGAGCCCGAACTCCGCGAAGTAGTCGTAGAGCGTGGTGCCAGCGCCGTCCTTGACGATGCCGCGCAGCGCGTTGACCTCCATATACTCGCGGGTCTGCGCGTGCTTGTTGCGCATCAGCGTGAGCTTGCGCATCATCATCCCCACCAGCGGATCGGCGGTATCTCCGGCCCCCAGCGCAGGCACGCCCTGGATGTCCTGTGGCAGGATCACGTCGTTGTGCGGGATCCACGGCACGGCAAACGAGCGCATCGAGCGGGCCTCGCGGGTGCCAACGGTGGCGGGCGCGCCCAGCGGCACCGACGGCAGCAACGACAGAACGCCCTCGCGCTGCTCGAGGATCACGCTCCTTTGAGTGATCCCCTCAAAACGGAAGAGGCCCATCTGGCCGAGGCGGGTGTAGAGGTTGGGCAGGATGTTGATCGCTCGCGTCATGTCCGCGAGCGAGTAGCCGCCCGCGTCGAAGGGATTGATTACGGTTGCCATGATGTGGCTCCTTTCGGAAGTGTGGGGGGGTTACGCGGCGACGCGGGAAACGATGCCGGCTGCCTTGAGTTGGCCTTCTTTGGTGGTGATCTTGGCCGCCGTGCTGACGGTCGAGTCGTAGACGAGCTGTGCCTTCGAGACGATCGACGGGCCACGCGCCAGAATCACGCCGGCAGCATCCGCCGCCGTTGCGTCCACCGCCTCGAGCAGCACCGCCACGGCAACTTGCGAGCCATCGGTGCCGCTGTCAGACGACAGCTTGTATTTGCCGGACGCGGTCACAATCCCGAGCACCGAGCCAATGGCGTAATTGGTGCCGGTCAGCAGGGTCACGGTCTCGCGGGTGTAATCGGGGTTGTCGTCGTATTTCAGGATGTCGCCCATGGTGGGCGATTGAGTGAGGGTTGCCATGGTGTGTTCCTTTCGGGAGTGTGGGGGCTGGATCAGGCCTGCTTGGCTTCAGCCTTGGCGGCGGCGACCAGTTTGCTGTTCTCCGGCGACGCGGCTTTATCAACCAGGACAGGGGAGATCGGCACCACCTTCGCCGCATCGCTCTGCGCGGCCAGCTGCGTGAGAACCGCAGCGCGCAGCGCATCCGGGCTGGTGCCGCCTTTCACCGCCTCCGCGACATCGACCGAAATTCCGAGCCTGGTCGCCTGCGCCGCAATCGTGGCAATCTCCGCTGCTTCGGCGCGGATGCTGGCGGCCGTCTCGCTCGCCGGTGCGGCATGGGCGAAGATCACCGGCTCAGGCGCGGTGGCTTCCTTCGGGGTAGGCGCCGGAGGCATGACGGTCGTCTGAATGATCTCGGGAGCCGGTTTCGGTGCAGCCGCCGGCTTCGCAGCGGCAGGAGCGGTCGCCGGTGCGGGCGTGGCCGTCTCGACCGGGGTGCGCAGTTTCTTTTGAGGTGCCATTTGACTGTTCCTTTCAGGGGTTTGGCTGGTCTTGGAATTGGAATTCGGCGCGGCCATCCGCGCGCGTCGATCGAGCGAGGCGACAAGGTCAGCGTGCGCCCCCTCGAGCGTGCCGATCTGGTCGGCAAAACGCACGTCGATTGCGTGCTTGCCGCGATAGATTGCCGCCTCGGTGGCGGTGACCGCCTGCGGCGCCATGCTGCGTGCCTTGGCGACACGACCGACGAACTTTGCGTAGAGGTCGTCCACATCCGCCTGAATGTCGCTCACCGCAGAAGGCGAGAGGGGAATGTGACGGCTGCCATCAGCTTTCTTTGCGCCGGCATAGATCAGCGAGTATTTCTCGCCCTCCATCTGGTCCTGCGCACTCTCATCCACGTGGATCGCGATGACGCCCACCGATCCGGCCTCGCCGGTCTGGGTGACGATGATCCGGTCGGCGACCGATGCGATGGCGTAGGCGGCCGACAATGCTTGCTCGCGCGCGACGGCCCAGAGCGGCTTGCTATAGGTCGCCTTGAGCGCCGCCAGATAGTCCACCAAATCAAACAGCCCTGCGACCTCTCCACCGGGGCTGTCGATTTCCATCAGCACACCCCGCACATTCGGCTCGGCAAATGCGTTTTCAGCGGCGTCTGCAATATCGTCATAGGTCGTGATCCCCAGAAAATCGGAGAACATTCCGCCACGCTGCAACAGAGGGCCGATCACCGGCATTATGGCGACGCCGCCATCGGTGAGTTCCCAGCCAGGCCGGTCGGAAGAGGACATCTGGGCTTCACCAAACATCGCGTTTGCCATCACCGCGTCGACGGCACGGGACGCCAGCGCGAGAGGGCGGTTGGCCAGACGCTGGCGCAGATCAAGGTTCGTTCGTTTTTTGTTCATGGGGCGGTGCCTCCTGTTGCGTCGCTAGGCGTATTAGCCAATTTGCTGAGCTCAGCCGCAGAGAGTGCGGGGGAGCCGGGGCGGCGGAAGTCGAGCCCGAGCCCCGCCTCGCGCGCCCGATCCTCGGCGATCTCGGCATCGACCAGATCGGCATCATATCCGCGCTGCGCCATCGCCATCGAGCGGCTCTTGAGCCCAGCCTCGATCTCGGTCACCTCGGCGTTGATGTCCTTGAGTGGATCAACCCAGTCCCATTTCGGCGGCAACCAGTCGGCCTTGAGCACGGCGCGGCGCTGGTTGGCGTAATCCGGCAGATCGAGCGATCCGGCCATCACGGCGGTATCCATCCACCGCGCCCAGACGCACTTGCACATCTGGTGGATCAGCACCCGGTGCTGCCAGGCGCTCACCCGGCGGCGGAACTCGATGATGGAGAGCCGCGAGTTGGCGAAGTTGGCCTTGGCCAGATCGTTGCTGACGTAGGAATAGGGCACGCCCAGCGCGGCGGAGACCTGCAGCAGCGTGCGATATTGAAACGGCTCATACGTTGATCCGGAATCCGCCGGATCGGCGGTGGTCACATCTTCGCCCGGCTCGAGCCGCACCACCTGGCCGGGCTCGACGGCGAGCGGCTCGTCGACAGGGGTGATCTCCGTCACCTCCGGCGATGTGACAAATATCGCAAACATCGAGCTCACCTTCTTGCGGTCGAGCTCGGCGTCATCATACTGGTCGAGGAAGAACAGCTTGACGATGGCCGGGGAAAAACGCGAGACGCCTCTGATCTGTCCAGCCTCGATCGGGTCGATAACATGGATCACCTCATTGGCGTTGACCCGCACGATCTCGCCCGCCAACCTTGGGTCGGTATTGTCGCCGGGATGGCGGCGGTAGAAATAATAAGCCGCGCGCCGCCCGATCAGGTCGAACTCGATGCCCTGACGGATCATGCCGCCGCCAGGGAGCTCCCGGGTCATATTGATCGGCAGCATCTCCGAGGGCAGCATCTGCAATTGCAGCGGTACTGACAGGCCATCCTGCGGCAGGCGCGGGCGAAAGCGGAAAAACACCTCGCCGGCGAGAAACATCTCGCGCGCGGCACGGCGCTGCAGCCCATAGAAATCCGTGAGACCCTCGGCGTCGGCCTCGCCAGCCCATTCCTGCCAGAGCGCCTGGATGGATGTTTTCTGCGCAACGTCTGCGATCTTCGATGTCGGCTTGACCCCGTCACCTACCGCGTTACCAGCCCAGCTTTCCAGAGCGTTGCGGGCGTAGCCATTATTGCGCACCAACCAGCGGGCGCGGGCATTGATGGTCGGCCCGGCCGCGCCGATCAGGCTGTTGACGTGCGCGCGGCTCGCCTGAAATTTCATCAGCCTGCGCGCGCTATGGCCCGCCTCAAAGCCCCCGATCAGCGCGCCTATGCGCTGGCGAATACCTCGCATGGCCCCTTTCATGCTCATTCTCACAGCCCTTTGCTGGCGTAGGTCAGGGTGATCCGGCGGCTCACTCCGGTGGTTTCCGCTGCGATCCGCGCCTCAAGATCGGCGATGGCCTTGGCCATCTCGGCGTCCGAGCCATAGGTGGTGGTCCTGCCGTCGTAGCTGATGGAGCGCACGCCGCGAAAGCGGGCCTTGAGCAGCACATCTAGCTGCGTCTGCATCTCCGAGAGAGTCATCGATCACCTCATATTGATGGGCGTGTAGACGGCGCGCCGACGCTGCTGCACAATCGGGCGGCCTGCCGTCGGGGCTGCGGTTTCAGCCTCGGCCTGCTTGTCTTCTGGCGGCGCAACCCCGACCTGCTCCTCGAGCGAGCGCCACATGCTGTCGGCCCATCGGTCCGCACCGAACATCCATGCGGCGGCGCGGGCGTAGACCCGGCAGTCGAGCGCCTCGTTGCGCTCGCGCATCTTTTGCCATTCCGGCTTGGCGAAGCCGCGCCGGTCGCGCCTGGTCACCAGCTGCTCGGCGGTAAGCTGCTTGATCCATTCATCATCGGCCCAGTCCGGCAGGTGGATGCTGCCGGCGGGGAAGGCCGCGCCCTCGACTAGTTCCTCTTCGGTCGGACGCGGCAGACGCAAGAACCGGTAGGTCTCCGCCTTGAATGTCGAGGTCGCGATGGTCCAGAGCCTGGCCCCGCGCCTGATCCGTTTGCCCCGCGCGGTGGCATCGACATAGGTCGGCCCGGTCACGGGGCTGGCGCGGTTGAACCCCTCCATCCCCTTGATCGGAGCCACCTGCGAGCCCGGTTGCCGGCGCGCCCAGCCATAGACGGCGGCCGTCGCATAGCCGGTATCGACCGCGATCCGGCCGATCGGCAGCGTCGCGCCATTCTCGTGTTCCCACGTTCGGCCAAGGAGCTCGGAGAGCGCTGCCCAGCTTTCAGGGCTGTCAGGCCCGCCGTCGATCACGACATGATCGATCAGCCAGCTTTCCAAACCACGGCCCCAGGCCCAGACGTCGATCTCGAGACGGTCCTTCTGCACGTCTGCCCCTGCGGTCAGGAACAGCCCGCGCTCGGGCACCTTGCCCGCGGCCCAGCTCTCGCGCCGCTCTGTGAGCCGCTGCCAGTCCGGCGCTTCGCCCTTCTCCTGCCAGGTCTCGCCGAGGATGGTGTTTTTCAAGGTTTTGAAGGTGGCCTCGTTGCCTTTCGCCTCTTCCCATTTGCGCGCGATCTCGGCCCATGAAAGCCAGCCCAGCGGCGAGTAGAGCCCGTTGATCTGGTAGCCGACGGTGTTTGCTGCTTCGGCTCGCTCGCGTATCTCGTCGTCCGCCGTCGCCATCCAGCATGCGCCGTTTTCCTCGGCCATCATCTGCGTCTTGTATCGTTCCTCGATCGGCTCTTCGCAGTGCTCACAGATATAGGCCGCCGTCTTCGGATTGCCTTTCTCCCCGCGCAAGCGCTCGAACTTGAGCCATTGCAGTGCGCCGCAATGCGGGCACGGCACGAAGTATCGCCGCTGATCGCTCAATTCATACTC